ATCTCCCTCAGTTAATTTTACACCTTCTAGGAATGCTTTTCCAACTTCTTCATCATCGAAGACATCCTTCTTCCTAAGTCGTATCTCAAAAAGTTTTTCTGCGAACCTATCAAACACCACTTTTATAGATTTACCACTGAATTTTGCTAGCTGATAGATATAAAGCATTGGTTTAAGAGGTTCCTGTACGTATCCTCCTTTCCATATCTTTCCTGGATATGCACGGGAATAGACATGCTTCGCAAGGAAGTCAACGACAGCTTCTTCGAAATCTCCCTCATAAAACCCACCTGCGCGTTTGTAGTACATTCTATGAAATGATTCATGTATAAACGTTTTGAAATCGCCCTTTGACCAATCTATCTCAATAGTATCGGTAAGTGGATCATAAAGTCCAGCTATACTTTTTGGAAGCTTTTTGGAACGCACCTTGGGAAGATTGTATTCCGAATACTCAGGATCGATTAGCTTGTAGACTTCCTTTAGCTCTCTTGCAGTGTATTTTTCCTTAATCGGCACGTCTTTAATTCGCCGTACAACATCATTGATGTCAAACAATGGTTTCTGATCTATCCTTGCTTTTCTACTGCCAAACAATTCTTGAAGCTTTTGAAGATCATAGCTACGATGCTTTGGTGTTAGTTCAGGTGGAAACGAAACAGGCATGATTTTCTTCGGAATTTCATCGTATTTCGTCACCGGTACTAATCTGCTTCGGCAATTAACATGAAGAGGAGGTGTATTCTTAATTAAAAGGTCTACATCGGATTTCGGGATAAACATGCCGTTGCGTGGTCTGCAGATCTTCTTTGTAGTTCTGTCATCGAGCACTGCGTCAAACTTATAACCAACAATGATCTCGCTTGAGAAAGATTCTTCTAGCGTTCCAATGTTGAAAGCACGTGTGGCTTCGGTTCTGGCTATCATCTTTATTCTGTTGTTGGTGAATTGTTTTAAGTTTTTGCTCAAGTATCGCACAGCTTCTCTTTCACTCATACCTTGTTCTATAGTGTCCCTAACAAGACTTGTTGTTTTCTTTAGTACAGCTTCTTCAAAAATTCCTGCAAGCTTCACTGTGTAGTCATCGAGAAAATTAAGGGCTTCTTTAGAAGGATGGAATACAAACTCGAAGGGATCAACTTTTTTCCCTACCAAACTCGATATGATCCCTTTATCGGTTATCAGCAGTTTATGTATGAAAACATCGACCCACTCTTCTTCCACTTCTTGAAGCTTCACATCTTGGAGTCTTGATTCGAGAGACTGCTTTATAATTCCCTTGACGGATGCTCTACCATAGATGTAAGCTGACAACATTCCAAAGCGTAGCGCTTCTGCAAATTTGTCAATGTCATACCAAGGCTTTAAACTTCCATTGAGAGCGTCCTTTATAACTTTTTCTCTGAGCTTTTTAACTTCTTTCCGTAACCTTGTGATTATTCTTCTTTCTGCTCTTGCGAGGGCTTTTGCAACTGCTGCAAGGCTTCCCATAGCTCTTCATCCCCTTCGTCTCCTTCGTCTTCCTGTCTCGGCAAGGGGAACCTAAGCAGTTCTCTGATCCACTCGTTGTCTTGGACTGGATCTATAACTCCCGCCTGGACAAGATACATGATCGTTTGAGCAAGTTTTGCCCTTTCTTCCGTTGTTGGCATTTCCTGTTCAAGAAATTCTCCATAGTTTTCAACTGTCCCAACATTGTACTCCACGATTCTTGTAATTATTTGGTCTATCACTTCATTTGCAAGGCGTCTTGCTTCACTTTTGAGTGTCGCCATGAAAAGTTTTAGGTGAACTTCACCAAGAGCGTAGCTCCCCACCTTTCTGGTAGAAGCTAGAAGTTGTGGAAGCAGAAGAGCCCTATATATGAGAACGTTGGCGTATTCTATCGCATCCTGGAATGAGTCTGAGAAATTCCCGCGTCCAGGATCAAGGATTGACACATCAATATCTTGCGTTGCAGCGATAACGCCATTGCTCCAAAGCTCTTCCAGTGCTTCCTTAAGAGCTTCCACTCCCCCAGGATCTGACGTTTTCCCTACAAGCACAGGAGCTGCAAACCTCTCCATTGCAATCGCCCAAAACTTGAAAAGCACAGTCTTGAACTTCCAGGGACGATAAACATGTCTGAGCACAGACTGTCCAAACGGGCCGGAACCTACCTTCAATACAAAGACTTTTTCGGGCGGCAACTCTATTTCTTTTCCAAGAACCGATTGCTTCACACTTGAGATTTTCCCTTTCTTGAACTTGAAAGACACAGTTTCAGGAGGTATCGGAACTATCTTTGCAAGCATCCAACGGCTGTTTCTGACTTCCCACACCAACTCACCAACAGCGAATCCATATGCTTTCGCAGTGAAGAGCAGATCCTCGAGTACTGTTTGAAACGATACATCGAGATTTTCAAAGTTTTCTTTCACAAGTTCCTCAATTTTTTCGTCTTCATGCGCATATTCTCCGAGATAAGAAAGTATGTTCAAGACGTGAAATCTAAGCGCTGCATGCACAGTTTCGTCTTTGAGCATTTCTTTGATCGTGTCGTAGTCTATCTCCGGTATGTTGTAAATGTATCCAATGTCCGAGAGAATGTTTGCCCAGCTCGTTCCTACCTGCTGCGTCAAAACTTTCTTATTTTCCATCCTTTCACCACCATCCCTTCATAGCTCTCTTTCCGGAAGCAACGATCCCTAAGGTTGCAGGGTAGAATGCTAAGGCTAAAGCGTCAGCTATATCCGGAGAAGGAAGTCCTCGTTTCTTCATCTCTTCTTTCTTTTCGAGCTGTATCCTGCCAAGTCGGTCTATCGTATACCTTCTCGTTGTGAGTTGCGCGATAAGCTCATCATCGTTTGGAATCTGAATTTCGCCGTTTTCAAAGAGCTCCTTTAGGATTCCCCACATTTCTGCTGCAATGTTTGCATAATTTCGACTATCACGAGGTTTGCCCCCAAAGTTGACGCCTACTACTTTCACGGAACCTTTCAAAACATCCCTAAGCTGATCTGTCACACCTGCACCTATCCCAGTATCATCTACCTTAATTACCGAAGGATTGTATTTTCTTACAAGCCTCACCACTTCACCTGTTGTTCTGACAGTATCTATGCCATGGAACTTCAGAATTTCTGTAACCTTCATACCTGCTCTGACTACAATTGCGGTTTGGTCATCACCGAAGCGCGCTGGATCGATACCTATTTCCATCGGTTCACCTGTTTCCACTTCGTTATATACAGCGCGTTCTACAATGTGCAGTGGAATAAACACATCAGGCTCGGCCCTCGGAAACTCTCCAAGGACCCTCACACGATAAACATCACTTTCAGGGCCGTATTTTCTTCGCATCTGCTCAAGCCACTGTCGATCTACAAGGTGTGATTCTTCTGAAGAAAGTGTGTGCGTGATATAAAACTCCCTATCGCGGTGAAATGCATCATAGAACGCTCCGGAAATCTGTGTTGGGTTTCCTATCATGAAAAGGTAATTTTCGTTCTTAGTTAGCGCACCTAGCAAAGCTTCGAGTATCTCCTGTTTCACACCTGACGCCTCATCTACAACTATCAGTAGGTCCTCTGCATGGAATCCCTGTATCCCTTCAGGTGTGCTTGGCGTCCTGGCCACAGCGAACCATGTTTTCTCGTGCCCCTTGACTTTTATCTCGGTTGCAGTCTGCTCCAAAATGTAGCCCAGCTTCATTTTCTTTCGCCAAATTGCGATCTCTTTCCACAGAACGTCATGCAGCTGATGAAACGTAGGTGCCGTACATACAACGATTGAATGGGGGCGAAGTGTAAGAAACCACAGAACAAGCCACGAAGCGAGAGCTGACTTTCCAGTACCATGCCCTGATTTGATCGCCATACGCTTTTTATCTCCCTTGAGCATTCTTTCTACGCTTAGGAGTATTTCCCGTTGCTGATGTGTGGGGGTAGCGCCTATAATGTCCTCAACAAAAGCTAACGGTTTCTCTCGGTATAACCTAAGTGCCTTTATCACCTTCTTCATGTTCATATTTCTCACGCCTTTCAGCAGCCGCGATGATCATTGCCAGAGTTTTTTGAACTACATCTATGTCTTCTTTGGCACCTGAAAACTCAAGTTTAAGTTGAATCCCTTTCAATAATCTGTCGTAAATATGAAGTCTAAAGCCTTTTTTCAGGTTCTTGTCCTTGAACCAGCTCCATAGCTCCGCGTTCATTTCATCAAGGATTTGAAGGTCGGATGGTAGGCTCTTTTGAATGTGCTCCTCGACTATGCTTCTTGTAACTTCAGCACGTTCTTTCCGAACTTGTTTCAGGAACCTTGCTACTGCAGCGTGTGTTATTGGAACACCATGCTGTTTGGTAATAATGTCAGCTATTTCATGAGTGCTTTTTCCTTGTGCAGCTAATTCCAACACTATTCCCACTAGGTTGTAGCGTTCTATTTTAGATTGTTTTGCCATATTTACCACCTCGCACTGTTACGTAACGTCACGCTACGTAACGCTTCATGTAACGTTACACTCTATTTTGAAAACGAATCCCCGCCTTTCGGCGGGGCAGCGTGCTGCGGCGAGGGTCCCTGTTCCCAACCCCTTAGGCTATGCCTCCCAAATAAAAAGCCCGCCGTTTGTGGCGGGCTGAATGTAATATCCAGGGGGTAGATCAATAAATGAGGGTGGATTACCCTCGTTTATATTGTAACTCATAACGCTTTTTTGCCAACTTTTCGCGTGCTTCTATTTTACCTGTATTAAAGTATTCGATGAGCTCGTTGATTGCATCCACTAGTAATGCTTCAAAAGTATCAGAGTGAATTTTATCGATATATCCGTGTATTATGGAGCCCTGAGAAGTTTCAATATAATCATCATATTGAACCGTGTAAATCAAGGGGATTTCTAAAGTTACTGCATGTTTATCATTGAGTTCTTCAAATGTTAGCTTTACATCCACACGTTGAGAGTTATACTCAAAGCATAACACAATAGGAAGCTTCTTTGCTATGAGTTTTTCTACACTAGCAGATGGTTTTATAACGTCTATCAACTTAAAGCCCTTTTCCAAAAATTTTGAGTATATGAATGGCACAATTTCATAATCGATTTTTGCCCATGTTAATTCTTTCTCTTTTAAGTACTCATTTATTGCCTCCCTGATGACATCGCTTAAAGTTGTTTTGCGTTGCTTTATAAATCTCTCTAACTTCACTCTTGTTTCCTCGTCTAATCTCACTGCTGTTCTTTCTTTTAACATACTTTCCCTCCTCCTCTTTTGAATGACAACGGGGGAGGAAGGGATTTACACCTCTATCAATTCTGAGTAGATCGCATTTTGCACAAGGATAGCACTTTCTTGATTCGTTTCTATTAAAAACCTCTTCACCCGTCGATTATCTGCTTCAACTTAATTTCCTCATCTTCGAAAAGGAAAATGGTAATTGTCCTGGAAGGTTCTACTATAATTTTTCCTTCTCGATTTTTGTATCGCCCCAAGGATGGCACTTCTTTTAACCCTCCCGCGATATCAGCAAGATCATTTAGAAACTTCTGATACCGCGGATCATTTTCACCGAAGATATTACCATTTTTATCCGCTAGTCCTATCTCTAAATCCACCCTCATATCTTGATCTACCCCCTTTATGTAGTTTTCAAAGACCTCCCCCGTTGTCTGATAATATGATACCATATGTTTGACAGTTTGTCAACCATATGGCGGGGGAGACATACTAGTACAAAAACAAAGGCAGCTGCTCAACCGCAAGCGCCCCCCTTTCCTCCCAGCAGTTGAACAGCTGCCTGAAATAAAAAATGGCCCGTCTGGGCCATGAGGTAAGGTTATGGGATCATAACATATTTTACCATATTTTGGACGGGTAGGAATTGCAAGATCGCTTTATAAGCGATGTTTAAGTACTTGCATTGATAAATCTTTCGATTTTTCGCAGGGCTTTTTCTATATATTCCTGAAGAGTCGAACGTGATATTTGCATTTTTTGAGCGATTTTATACTCTGATAATGTCTTAAAACGAAGATGAAAATTAATTTCCTGTTCTACAGTGGCTGGCTCAAAGTCATGGTTTATGTACCTCCAAAAAACGGCTTCTTTCTCTCGGGAGGATAGTTGCTCCAGCCATTCTTCAACAAGTTTGACAATATACAATTCGGGGAGTAACTCTTCTAATCCAAGCGCTCGGAAATTGACTTGTTTAAGAACTATATTTTTGTCATATCTTGTGCCTGCGGGTTCTGCGTAGACTTGTATTTCACCTTCTTTGAAATCTAGATGCACATTCCTGCGGAAGATTTTGCACCATGCGGATTTATATCGCTGCAGGATTTCTATGATATCCTTTCGTGTGACAGGCAGTTCCTGGATGAATTTCTCGATTGTGCGCATTCTAAACCTCCTCGAAATCCTCCACGCGTATCGAAGCGATAAAACCTTTAAGTGAATTGATTCTTAGAATTCTGTCGCTTTTTTCATCCTTGATAAAAGCAGGAACAGGGAATGTAGCGGAACATGCACATAGCTGTTCAGCAAAATGCTTGAGCTCAAAAGGATCTTCAAGATAGATCATTAGTGCACGATGATTCTGGGCTATTTTCATCTTTTTCTCCCCCTTCTCCTTTCGCGTTCGTTGAATGCAATCTCGCGCATCAGGTCTTCGATAGCTCCGTCGTTGTAATGATGATGCCTTCGCCATCGAAGATAAGCTTGTCTCTCACGTTTGTCTAGAAGTGCTAATAGGTGCCACAGCGCAGCTTCAAGAGTATTCTGTGTAACGGCAAGCTTGGCCATATCTTT